GACTTACACAAATAACTCCACCATTTCCCAAATCTCAACGTTACGTTTCACCCAAAAAACGAAAGTAGCTAGCTACTTGCTATGTTTAACATCGCTAGTAATTCTCATACTTCACTTAATAGGTGTCCAAAAAGTCCAAAAACATAACCGTAGCATCGTGGACTTTTTGGTTAACTTTGATGTCACTAGTAATTCTTCTACTCTACCCCCTATATAAATTTATAAGGCCTAGACCTTATACTTTTATAGAAACACCCCCCGGCAGGAGTCCCAACCTCCCCTACTTGCAATTACTATATTCCGTGCTATAGTCCAAAAATCACATAGGCCACAGGAAGCCGACATGAATGTGATTATTCCCAACCTCGAAGAAGATATTCCCTTGCCAGCCTCCGCGATAGAGGCGTTACCCGAACTCACTCCACAACAAGAGATAGAGATGCGGGCTAAGACTATTAAGCTAGTCTCTGATCTAAACAACCAACCCATCACGCCTACTTCAGAACATCAGCACGAGGCTGAGAAGCTTGCACGTGAGATGGTGACAAACCCCGCCATACGCCCTGATTTTGCAAAGTATCCGAACGAAGTGATGGCCTACCTAGCCGGTATGGTCGCGCAGTCGAACTGCATGATCGTGGAAGAGCTATCTGATCTGAAGCTGTACGTCGTCAATAAGCTGGTTGCAGAAGTAGAAAACGCCAAAGACCCAAAGGCTAGGATCGCGGCTCTGGCCAAGCTGGGTGAAGTAGACGGCGTAGACGCATTCAAGAAGCGTAGCGAGATGACGGTCAAGGTCCAGACACTAGAAGAAGTAGAGAAAGAACTACTAGAGACGTTGAATACCTTGGAAAGTCAGGTAGTTGACGTGGAGGTAAGGGAGGTCGGGCGCGGACTGGGGGCAGAGAATGATAACTGACACTATAAAACTGTCTGCCGAGGACATAAACCGACTGCGACTAGCCCTGCCGACCATGCCGGAGAAGCAGAAAAGGCGCACTGCAGAGCTTTTAAAGCAGTATAAACAGGAAGTAACACGCGAATTAGGCAGGGATTCCTTCCTAGATTTCGTAAAACACGTCTATCCGGGCTACAAAGTGGGCCCGCACCACTACAAACTGGCCAGAATCTTCGAAGAAATCGCTGCTGGCAAGAAAAAACGGGTGATTGTGAACATCGCCCCCCGTCATGGCAAGTCTGAACTGATCTCCTACCTCGCTCCAGCGTGGTTTTTGGGGAAATATCCGCAGAAAAAGATCATTATGGCCTCCCATACGGCGGATTTGGCGGTTCAGTTCGGCCGTCGGGTGCGAAATCTCGTTGGATCGGAGTCTTATCGTGACATTTTTCCGCAGATTGAGCTACAGGCAGACTCGAAGTCAGCGTCTAGGTGGGGTACAAACTTCCAAGGGGAGTATTTCGCCATTGGTGTGGGCGGCGCTCTCGCTGGTCGTGGTGCTGATCTATTTATTATTGATGATCCCCACTCCGAACAGGAAGCCAAGACTGGACGACCTGAAGTGTTTCTACCAGCATGGGAGTGGTTTCAGTCCGGCCCTATACAACGTCTCATGCCGGGTGGTGCCATCATTATAGTAATGACCAGATGGAGCAAACTTGATCTCACTGGGCAGATTATTACGCAGATGGAACGCGTGGATGGAGCAGAAGACTGGGAAGTCGTTACTTTCCCAGCCCTCGATGAAGACGATAACCCTCTCTGGCCCGAGTTTTGGACGGCTGAAGAGTTGCTGGCGAAAAAGGCAGTCATTGATATCCGGTACTGGAATGCACAGTACATGCAAGAACCCACCTCCGAAGAAGGAGCCCTGATAAAGAGGGAGTGGTGGAACATCTGGGAGAAGGACGACCCGCCGCAGTGCGAGTTCACCATCATGTCCTTGGACGCAGCCCAAGAAGCCAACAACCGGTCGGACTACAACGCCTTGACCACATGGGGTGTGTTCTTCAACGAGGAAGTCAATAACTACAACATCATCCTCTTGAACTCCATCAAGAAGCGTATGGAGTACCCCGACTTGAAGGCGCTGGTGCTAGAAGAATACAGAGATTGGCAGCCAGACTCGTTTATCGTAGAGAAGAAAAGCTCAGGCTCTGTGCTGTATCAGGAGATGCGGCGCATGGGTATACCCGTGCAGGAGTTCACGCCGGGCAAGGGACAAGACAAGATTTCCCGAGTTAACGCAGTTTCTTCGCTGTTCCACGGCGGGGTGGTATGGGCTCCGCACAGGCGCTGGGCTCAGGAGGTAATCGAAGAGTGCAACGACTTTCCATCGGGCATCAACGACGACTTGGTGGACTCTACAACTCTAGCACTTCTCAGGTTCAGACAAGGCGGCTTCATCCGTCTCGACAACGACGAGCCGGAGGACATTCAGTTATTTAAGAGGCGCAGACACGCTGCGTATTACTGATGAACATATTCGAGACTATTCAGTTTTGGTGGCGCGTAAAGATGTACAACCGCAAGCTTTTGAAGCAGGCGAGAGAGGCTGACAAGACGCCTTACGAAACAACTAAGGAAGACGTGGACAAGTGGTTCGAGGCAAACCCGTTTGAACTTGATCGAGAGCTGCTTAATTCTCACCACTTGGTGCCAGAGCCTAGGCCTCGCACCAGAAATATTTCAAGGATCATGAAATGAGCATCGAGAAAGCACTGTATGAAGCCCCGCAGGGCATAGCGCAGGGATTGGAAGAGCCTGATCTGGAGATCGAAGTCGAAGACCCGGAGAGCGTCACCATGCGCACGGATGGGCTGGAGATTGAACTAGAGAAGATGGAGATGTCCGACGAGGACTTCGAGGCTAACCTTGCTGAGTTCATGCCAGAGAATGAGTTGACTCTTCTGGCTGGTGAGTTGATTGACGCATACGAGGAAGACTTGTCTAGTCGCAAGGACTGGATACAGACGTATGTAGACGGCCTTGATCTGTTGGGTATGAAGCTTGAAGAGAGGACTGAGCCTTGGTCTGGAGCGTGCGGCGTTGTACACCCACTGTTGTCAGAAGCTCTGGTGAAGTTTCAGTCTGAGACGATCATGGACACGTTCCCGGCGGCGGGGCCTGTTAAGACTAAGATCATCGGCAAAGAGACCCCGTACAAGAAAGACGCTGCGCAGCGCGTCCAGACGGATATGAACTATCGACTGACTGAGCAGATGCCCGAGTTCCGCCCTGAGCATGAGCGTATGTTGTGGGGCTTGGGTCTGGCGGGTAATGCGTTCAAGAAGGTCTACTACGACCCGAGTATCCGCAGACAAGTGTCGGCGTACGTAGCAGCGGAAGACATGGTTGTGCCGTACGGCGCGTCTAGTCTTAAGACTGCTGAGCGTGTTACGCATGTGATGAGGAAGACAGAGAATGAGCTACGCAAACTTCAGGTCTCGGGCTTTTACCGCGACGTGGACCTTGGTGATCCAGTCAACACTATTGAAGAAGTGGAGAAAAAGATTGCTGAGAAGCTCGGCTTCCGCGCAACGACAGATGACCGGTACCGCATTCTGGAGATGCACGTCGATCTTGACCTGCCCGGCTATGAAGACGTTGATGAAGATGGAGAAGAGACGGGCATTGCGCTTCCGTACGTCGTTACGGTTGAAAAAAATACTCAGACCGTCCTAGCAATACGGCGCAATTGGAAGCCGGACGATGAAACAAAACAGAAACGCAACCACTTTGTCCACTACGGATATATCCCGGCTTTTGGCTTCTACTGCTTCGGCCTCATCCACCTCATCGGCGCGTATGCGAAAAGCGGCACGTCGATTCTGCGTCAACTGGTTGATGCAGGCACCCTCTCCAACCTTCCGGGAGGGCTTAAATCTAGAGGTCTCCGAGTTAAGGGCGATGACACCCCAATTACTCCGGGAGAATTCCGTGATGTCGATGTCCCGAGTGGAAGTATTAGGGATAACATCCTGCCCCTCCCATATAAGGAGCCGTCTCAAGTTCTAGCCGGTTTGATGGACAGGATCATCGAGGAAGGCCGTAGGTTCGCTTCTGCAGCTGATCTGCAAGTGTCTGATATGTCGGCGCAAGCGCCGGTGGGCACGACTCTGGCCATCCTTGAGAGAACCCTGAAGATCATGTCGGCGGTTCAGGCTCGCATTCACTACTCGATGCAGGAGGAGTTCAGACTTCTTAAAGATATCATCCGCGACTTCTTGCCACCGTCTTACGACTTCGAGCCTGATGAAGGCCGTCCATCGATCAAGCAGGAAGACTACGACCAAGTAGATGTGGTTCCGGTCAGCGACCCCAACGCTGCAACGATGAGCCAAAAGGTTGTCCAGTATCAAGCGGTGTTCCAGCTGGCGCAAAGTGCTCCTCAGATTTACAACATGCCCTACCTGCACCGTCAGATGATCGACGTGCTGGGCGTCAAAAACGCTGACAAGATTGTTCCGATGGACGACGACATGCGTCCGCGTGACCCGATCACGGAGAACATGAACATCTTGAAGGGTAAGCCGGTCAAGGCGTTTATCTATCAGGATCATCAGGCGCATATAGCAGTACACCAGATGGCTATGCAGGACCCCAAAGTGCAGCAGGTTTTACAACAGAACCCGGCGGCACAGGCCATGATGGCGGCTCTCCAAGCACACATCGCAGAGCATCTTGGCTACGAGTACAAGAAGCAGATGCAGCAGTTGATTGGCATGGAGATTCCCGACTTTAGTGACGACGAGAACCAAGAGATTCCGAAAGAGATGGAGCTCCAGATTTCTCGCGCAGCTATGCAGGCATCGCAGCAGCTACTGCAACAACACCAGCAAGAAGCTCAGGCACAACAAGCCCAGCAGCAGATGCAAGACCCGATTATCCAGATGCAGATGCAAGAGTTGCAGATCAAGCAGGCTGAAGTCCAGCGCAAGATCGCTAAAGATCAGGCTGACGCAGCAGCCCGTATGGCACAGCTGGAGATCGAGAAGCAGCGTATTAACGCACAGAAAGAGATCGCCGGGGCAAATATGGCGATGAAGAGTGTGGACGATGCGCGGCGCGCCCAGAAGGAGGAGAGGATAGAAGGCTTCCGTCAGGGCATGGACGTGTTGAAGATGCAGTCTCAGATAGCCAGACAATCCCAGAAACCTCCAGCAAAGGCTAAGAAATGAGTGTGAAACTGATTAATGCCGTCCTCTCTTACATCAGCGAGAGGCGGCAACCGCTACAGCAGGCGGTTCAAGATGGCGTGGCCAAAGACTACGCTGAATATCAGAAAATCTGCGGTGAAATTCGAGGTCTCACCGTGGTTGAGCAGTACCTTTTAGACCTCGCTAAACGACTGGAGCAATCAGACGATGACTGAAATAGTAATCGCTACAGACAGCGGTGAAGTTTCGACCCTACCCGAAGCACCGGAGGAGAAAGCGAAACAACTGCCAGAACCCTCGGGCTATCACATTTTGGTGGCCATTCCCGAAGTAGAAGAGAAGTTTGAGAGCGGGATTATCAAGGCCGATTCAACCATGCACTTTGAGGAAGTCCTTAGTACGGTCTTCTTTGTCGTGAAAATGGGGCCGGATTGTTACAAAGACGACAAGCGTTTCCCTAGCGGTCCGTGGTGCAAACAAGGTGATTTCATCTTGGCGCGCCCTAACAGCGGCACTAGATTGAAGATTCACGGGCGAGAGTTCCGCCTGATTAATGATGACTCGGTCGAGGCGGTTGTGGACGACCCGCGCGGTATTTCACGAGTATAAGGAGGATGTATGCCGGAATTTGAGAAGAACGAGTACAAGTTCCCCGACGAGCTAGAGACAAATATGTCAAGAGCTGGGGACGACGAGGAGGAGTTCAGCGTCGAGATTGAAGACGACACTCCTGCCGAGGATCGTAATAAGGAACCCCTCCCAAAGGATATTATTAATTCTTTGGAAACACCGGAGGATGGTGGAGAGTACCCCGAAGAGGTAATTACCAAGTTCAAACAGTATAAGAAGGCATGGCACGACGAACGTCGGGAGAAGGAGCAGGCGTTTCGTGAACAGCAGGAGGCTCTGCGTGTTGCCCAGCAGATACTGGAGGAGAACAAGCGCCTCAAGTCCACCCTAGCCTCTGGCGAGCAAGTATTTATTAGTACAGCTCAGGAAGCAGCGGAAAACGAGTTGGCGATGGCCAAGAAGGAGTACACGGAAGCCTATACCATGGGCGACCCGGAATCTATCGCAGATGCTCAGTTAAAGTTGACTAATGCTAGTTTGAAGGTAGACCGGGCAAAAAATTTCAAACCCACTATACAAGTTGACGAAAATGAGGTACAACTCCCGCAAAGTCAACAGGTGGATAACAAACAAGCCACGGTTGATCCAAAGTTTGCAGATTGGCAGCGTCGGAACTCCAACTGGTTCAACAAGGACGAGGAGATGACCGAAGCGGCCAAGGGCCTGCATATGAAACTGTATCGTGAGTACGGCCAACAATATATTGGTACTGACGAATACTACGAACGGATAGACAAGACCATTCGTAGACGGTTTCCAGAGGCTTTCTCTTCAAGTGAAGAGGTTGTTGAGGAACAGAAACCTCAGAAAAAGCCGGGCACAGTTGTAGCCTCCGCCAAGCGAAGTACGGCACCGAGGAGCATTAAATTGACGGCGACACAAGCAGCGCTGGCGAAAAAATTTAAATTGACCCCGGAGCAGTACGCTCGTGAAGTTTTAAAACTGGAGAATCGCAATGGCTGAGAACAGACTGACCCGTGAATTAGAGACCCGTGCAACGCAAGAGCGCCCTAAGCAGTGGGCTCCTGCAGAGTTGCTCCCGGAACCGGACAAGCAACCGGGTTTCGACTATAGGTGGATTCGTGTTTCGTTACGCGACAATGCCGACCCCCGCAACCTCTCTGGGAAGTTGCGCGAAGGTTGGGAGCCCGTGAAGATTTCGGAACAACCAAAATTCCAACTGCTAATCGATCCGAATAGTCGCTTTAAGGACAACATCGAGATCGGTGGGTTGCTGTTGTGCAAGACGCCTTCGGAGTTTGTAACGC